CGACATTGCAACGGCCACCGGGGTCGCCTGGTTGGCCGTATTGGCCGACAGGGTGGTCTGGTAGGTCGTCGCGTTGTAGGTCACCAGCGAGCCAACCACCGTGCTGGCAACGCCAACAAGCAGAATGAACTCGCCTTCGCCGTAGGTCGGGTCAAAAGCCCGCGCCACCATGCCGAGCGTACCCGGCGGGGTCGGGATAGTCGTAACAACCCCGGCGGGCGAAGTCGTGCTGATACCGGAGTCAGTATTCGCAATCTGGAGCATACCAGCGCGATTTTCAGTGAAAGAGTAAGCCATGTAATTTCTCCTTAAGCGTACAGAACACCCTGGAACTGAGCGCCAGAGCAGGTCAGATTGCCAGCCCAACCGATCAGCTTCACGATAGCGTCCTGGTTGACTGCCTGGCGCTCGCCGCCAATCGGAACAAAGTTGCGAACCGCATGGGGGCGGAACAGCAGATACTTGGTGTTCAGGAACCACATATGGTTGGCAGTCGCGGCATTGCCGATACCACCGTCAAGCACAACGTCCGACGCCATACCAGCGCCATAATACTTCAGCGAGGCAAAGCCAGCGCCAGCCATCGACGAACCGGAGTCCGAGATGCGCTGGATGGACTGCAACGACTGCAGGTACAGGCGATAGTAGTTGTTGTCGGCAACGATCAGGTCAGGCTTGTCCGTACCACGGATAAGCTGCACGGCCAGGGCATCCATGTACTGCTGGATGTTCGAGGCAGTAACAGCCGAACCGCCGTTGGTCACGCCGGAATAGGCAACCGACCGCCAGAACGAGAACGACGCGCGGTTGATGCCGCCGTAGGTGCCCGTCGAAGGCGAATCAGGAACAGCAGCAGCCAGGCCGGTAATGTTCTTACCGCTGTTGCCAGTGCCGTCCAGATAGATGTCGCCGCCGATACGGTTCACAAGCTGCGCTTCCGCAACATTCATGCGACCATCTAGCAGGTCGATGATGGCTTCCTTGCCGGAGTTCTGGATCATTTCCAGACCGGAAATCGTCACCGCCGAGGCATACTGAGTGATCGAGAACTGAGCACCCGAAATCGGGCTGTTCTGCGACACGTTCAACACTTCATAGCCAGAATAGCTGTTGGTGTTGTTGGTGCTGTCATCGTTGTACATGATTTCCTGCAGAATGACGTTACCGCCGCTGAAGGTCTTCACGTTACCGCGATCTTTAAGACGACGAAGCAACGCATTGTTGTTCGTCACGTTATCGGCCAGTTCACCACTGCGGCTCTGAATATTGGTCGCAATGATGTCACTGATCGAACTATTGGCGAAAGCCATTGGGTAGTCCTTTCATCAGTTTATCAAAAACGCTCGTTCACACTGTCGAATTGTTCGAGCAGCATAGAGCGTCTATCTTGCGCTTTGGTCGTAGTCTTAGTGCCGGGTGTGGAACTTTTGACGCTAACCGCTGCCGCCTTAGCCGTTTTCGCAGCCCGATTGGCCGACAATGATTTCTGAGCCGCAGCTTCTGCCTGTGAGCGTTGCTGGGTCTGCTGGAAAAGATCGTCGTTAAGGCGAATAGCCTTTTCATAGGCTTCTTCTAACGTACCCGCCACACCGCTCTGTAGGAGCTGAATCATGGTCGGACGCGCTTCTTCAAAATACTCTGCCTTACCGGCAAAGTTATTGATTTCACCCAGCAGAGATTGGTTTTCAGCCTGTTCCTGCTGCTGTTTGAAACTTATAATCTCTCCGCGAACATTATTTAGTTCATTCTGAAGAGCATAATAATTTGGGTCTACCGGGCCGACCTGTGAGTACGACTCGACTTCACCCAAATTAATTCCGTAGGACCGGGCCAGGCTGGCAAGATACGCCCGCTTCTGTTCCGGGGGGCTATTACGCAGCACATTGTCAGCTTCCATGAGCGCCTTGACGGCGCGGGGAGCGTCAATGCCAAGCCCCTGAATAGTGTTCATGTAAGGCTGGATAGCCTCATTTATCTGGTCGGCAAACTGGGCCTTTGAGCGCAAAGGCTCAATACCAGCCCGCATTTCTTCCTCACGCTTGTAGGCGTATTCCTGCAAGCGGGGATCGGCGGTCTGCCAGACTTCGTGATAATCGCGCTTCCAAGAGGAAGGGGGGCGTTTCCAGACGGGTTCTTCGGCTGGCGCTTCTTCGTCGTCTTCCTGGGCCACAAACTTGCCGTTTTCGGCGCGGGGCTTGGATTCCTTGGGCGCTTCCGGTTCGCCCGTATCTACTTCGTCAAACTGCTGGGCCAGTAGCTCTTTGCGGTCAATGGCCTTGTCGTCGTCGTCGGGAATGATCTGATCTTGGGTGTCCAAGTTCATCGTCTCCTAAGTTGGTCTAAAACTCTATCGCAGTCCCTGTCGGAAACATTCCAAAGCTGTTCCCGTAAAACCTTAATGCGCTTTTCCCTAGACACTTGAACCGGCTTGGGGGCTTCCATCTTTTCGTTGCCCACTTCAAAACAATTATGCCGACGCAAATGCTCTCTATGCTGAGAGCGCGAAGTAATCATACTGCCGTCCACCATGCTCTTATATGGTTGAATGTCAAGCATTATTTGGTGCTTTGCTTTGCTAGTCTTTCCGAATTCTTCACGGACCCATACGAGTTCTTCGTTTTCGTACTCAGCCAGCAAGCCTTTTCTGTCGTATATTGCTCTGTATTTGCTCATAGAAGTACCATTAAATCTTCATCTTCCATTTCTAAATATTCGTTCCAAAGACGCTCAGTGCGGTCTAAGTCATTAATTAGCTTATCAAAATCTATGCTGGGTAATGACTTGCCGGTCTTTTTGCTAGACTTGGCTTTTACTTCAAACCCAGCCGTGAGTTCTTTAGCTAGGGCTGGCTTGCCTTCAACAATACGCTCATACGCCGCAATAACATCGTCACGCTTGCGCTTAAGCCGTTGATTTTCCTTGTCAAACCGCTTCTTTAGCTTCTTGTGATAGTCGCCGTCATGGGTGTCATCGACAATGATAATTGGGGCTGGGACGTAGATTACGTTGCCAGCCGTGCCGGTGGCCCCTACGCCAGTCAGGTCAAACGATATGCCGCCGTGGCTAACCGTGCCGACTTGCCCTGTGGCCTGGACGCCAGTCAGGGCAATGGTGGTCCCGCTGCTTTCGGTGCCGACTTGGCCCGTGGCTTGGACGCCAGTCAGGGCTATTGTGGTGCTGGGTGTAACGCTCCCTGCGGCCCCTGTGGCGGCATTCCCGGTCAGGGCGGTGTCTTGGGACGGGATTTGCGTACCAACGGCCCCAGTGGCCTCTACGCCCGTCAGGGCAACGGTACGCGCACCTACGCCTACGCTGCCAGGTGATCCAGTAGCAGCGTTGCCCGTAATTGGGAGGCTATCCCAAAGGGCGCTATCCCATGTGCCTGTGTCCCATGGACCCTGCGCCATAGGAGTTAAGCAATGCGGATAAGGGCGTTCGTCGCGTCACTAACTGGCATAGTCAGGGTAAACGTCCCGGCTGTCACAGTCTGCGAGCCAAAGGTATGGGCCGAAATGGCTTTATTGCTCTGGGTCGAGTTGTAAATCAGAACGCAATCAAAGGCCGTGGTCAGCGTGACAGTCGTGTAGGTCAGGCTGGCTGAAGGCGTCCAATAGCCAGTCGTGCCGCTAGTCGTGGGGTCCGTGGCATTTGTGACAGTAACGCCGCCAGCCGAGTATCCCGCGCCAGAGACTTCGCCGCTTACAGTATAAGCCGTGGTGGCCGCGTTGATTGTGGCCGAGGCTAGGTACAGCGCGGCCTTAAGAGTGTCAGCCCCGGTGCCGGCCCGGATGACAGTCGTGCCAAGGGCGTGGATGCCAGACAGGATTTCGCCCTTAAAGGACGTTGCCATTGCTTGTGTGTTGCTCACGAAAAGCCTCCAATTTCAGATGTGGAAATCATGGGTTTCTTCAGATGGACATGGACCGAGCGGTGGACCATTTCATCGCCATCCCAGTATTCAACCCATGCGGTTGATTCATTGTCGTCCTCAAACTGGCCTTCGCGCTTGTCGAGCAACGCTTCGTCCATGTTGCCTTTGGTCGTCGTAATCACTGGATCATCCCCTGCGGAGCAACCGGGACAGGCTCAACGCCCATCGCCCTGCCGTCAGGGCCGCGCACAATCCGCTTTGGCGCGTTGGCAGCCCTGAGAACATCATGGAGCCTTTGCATAGACTCGCTGTGCATATTTGCCATGTTGTTCTGGGCATTAGTCATCTGGTCCATTGCCATGCGGACGTTATCGCCAAGTTCCTTGGTGATGGTGTCAGCCGCCGCCTGTTGAGCCTCGATCATTGGTATGTCCATGCCGGGGTTGGCACCAATGCGGGCAACCATGATCTTTGTGGCAGCGTCCAGTTCCGTCTTCCAGCGTTCGTACTGCTCCTTGGCAGCAAGCTCCTGCATCTTAAGCTGGGCATCGTGCTGCTGGCGCTGCGTTTCAAGCTGCGCCTCCATCTGCATTTTCATCTGCTCAATCTGCATATCAGCCTGGGCGCGGGCCTGTTGGGACTGCACATCAGCCTGAACCTTCATTTGGGCAGTCTTCTCAACCGCTTGGGCCTTGAGCATCTCAGGATTGGGCTGCGGGTTCTGGGCCTTCTGGGCATTAGATGCGATCATCTTCTGCAAAGCCGCGTCAATCGACCCTTCCATGATAGCGCCCTGTTTAAACCCGCCAAGGCCGAACTTCATCATATCCATCAGCATCGGCACCATTTCAGGCGATGCCTGACCAGCCGGGACAGCTTCCCGCAGGAAGTTGCTAAACGCATTCATAAATT